TCGTCGGCAGCGTCAGATGTGTATAAGAGACAGATACGGGGGTTGCAAGGGGGAGAAGAAGAAAGGGGGAACAAGGGGGCTTTTCTTTTCTCTCTCTGAGCTATGCGTTTGCTTGCATTTGCTTACATTTGCTTTGCTTCTGATTGCATTCCTTGCGTTAATTGCTGTCGTGCTGCGGTCTAATTTCATCCGCCCGTCACAGTCTATTACCGCTTTGATACGCCGATAAGCGTTGTCAAATTATTTTTGCTACCAGCCCCCGCCCCTTGGCCTTACATAGCAGACTTTACCCGCCCCGAAGGGCCACAACGCCGCCCACATTTGGCGTTATTCTTTCCATTGGCCGTCTTTCTCGCTTAGATTGTCACACGCTACCGACAACTACGCTCCGAAAAGTCGTAGCCCCTATTCCGTCAGGTCAAACCGGTCTTGACGCATCAAGACAAGCGCAGTTTTCAGCGAGCTTTGTCATTTCCATGTGAGCCATGACGACAACGGTCTCACATTGTCCGGGCGCTACCCGGCCACTGGCACAGACGGTGGGGCTCGGACCCACGACATACCGGCTCACGAAGTCCGGTGCTTTACCAACTGAGCTACGTCTGCGTATGTCCCCGCTGGGCCACATCGTTGAGAGGTGCGCGGGGTCCTGTGCCGCATGAGAGGTGCGACCTCTCGGCCCTGATCGTGGGCTGCATCGTGCGTGCGGCAAATCGCGGGGGGGGCGGTGTGAAAAGATGAAAAGCACCGCGCCCCGCTATGGCGCAGGAGGTAAACGCCATAAATGAGAGAACCGCAAAGGCTTTTACACCTCTGCGGTTCAATTTTCTCATGATTGCAATACCCTGACTCACTTATAAGTGAGTTTTGCAAAATATTTTTATAAACTTTTTGGATAGTCCGACCTGCCAAGCAGGTAGTCAATCGACACGCCGAAATAATCAGCAATGCTTATCAGCGCGTCCATTGACGGTTTCTGCGTCCCCATCTCATAGCGCTTGATGGTGTTACGGTTCAGCCCGCACAGCTCAGACAGAACGCAGCGCTTTAATTGCTGGCGTTCGCGTAACCTCCGCAGCCGATCAGGAAACGTGCTCATCGCATCACCTCAATCATCTCCCGCGCTGTTGATCAGCCTGTCAAGATAGAATCTCGCCTTTCGCAGATCTTCCTTGCCGTTTTTCAGCGGCCAGCGCCACATGTACTTGAGCACCTGTCCCGTCAGCCATGCTTGCATCGGGTCTTTCTGGCACGTCAATGCGGCCGCAATGGCGTCGATGCACTCGACCCCTCCCGCCGTGTAATGCGCGGGGTGACTTACATTGTCATGCTCGATGCACGGGCTATTGGCAGGTGCGCTCCCTCTCGGCGGTGTACTCCATTTAAACGGATCGTTACTCATGGCGCGCCACCTTCCGCTTCACCCACGCCCACAGGTTTCTCCACGGATGGGATTCTGCGTAATTGGCGCGCTGCTCGGCGTTGTAGCGCTTGTCACGCATTACATCAATGACCGTCCCCTTAAAAGCGAGATCATCATTCGCCCGCCCAAGCGCCGCCTCAGTGTCAGCGAGCTTATTTCGCAGCGCATCCGCGTCCGCTTTCAGATTTGCGATCACGTTCTCGCGGGTGATGGCTTCGCCGTTCATCTGGCTGATCTGCTCGGTCAGCACGGCGTTCGAATGCATCTTTGCCATCAAATCATTTCGCAGCGCAATCGTTTTTGCCGTTTGGGATTTCAGTTGTTCGGCCAGCTTTTCATTTTCTTTTTCCTGCGATTTGAGCCTTTCGGCGGCGTCCTCCACCATCTTCGCCATCTGGTCTTTGGTGTACTTCTTGATGTTGATGCTCATTCGGCCACCGCTTCCCCGACGATCATCCAGTCATCAGCCAGCATGTCGGCCTGCGAAGCCAGCCAGCCGAGTTGCACGCCGGACGTACCGATGAAGGCGAGCGCCTTGTTGCCGATGGCCTCGTGCTTAGCATTGATTACCTCGTGCGCAGCGTTTTCGTAGCTGATGCGCTCCGCAAGCTCAACGTACTGGTTCTTACCGTTCCAACCGCGGCGTGCGATTTTCATCCCCTTCTTTGCCGCCTCGATAGCAAGTCCAAAGCTCATCCCGTCAGTCGGGCGATACGCCTCTTCGAAGACCTTCTTCGGGCTGAAAGATTCATAGCCATCAGGATAGCGGACTTTGTAGCCGTCTTCCTCGGGTTCCATGCTTCTCGGGATGGGCTGGGTCTTCTCATAGACCTTGCCGCCCTTGCGGATAGCCGGTGCCGCCTCAATAAGTTTCGTTCCGATGTACTTTTTCATAGCAAAATTCCTTTCTTTTTCGCCCGCAGGCGTTATTTCATTCGTAATTGTTCTTCTCGCCCCCGGTCGCTCTCGATGCTCACGACCTTGCAGTCGCCGTATCGCTCAATATCCATGGCGATGCGCTCCTTGATGCCCTACGCCTCAGCGGCGGGGACGTTGGCTTTAATCGTGATCGTCAGCATGCGGTTCCTCCTTCGGCTCGCCGTAGCTGCAAAACGTCGTTTCCAGATTTCGCAAAGTACAGTCCCAAACCCTGCAATAATCAACGCTCTTGCCATGACAAGGCTCTTGCACCCAACCTTTGTGCTTGCAGTCCATGCACCGCACCACCGGCGCAACGTCAGCGCTTGGTATATTTTCTAAAGCATCAATAATCTCATCCCAAGCATCATACTTCTCCCTGTCTGAGCCATAAACATAACTTCTGCCATATCGTCCGACAGGGCAAAGCTCTTTTTGCTTTTCTTCAATTATCGCAATCGCCGCTTCCGTCTTAATGAATTCAGCCATTGTCAGCCCTCCTCACAGTAAAATCTGGAAATGTCATCCATACGCCAGCGAACCGTGTCAGAAATTAAGGAGTATAGATACCCCCCTTCCATGTGTACGGTCTTCACACCGTATATCTGCCGCGGATTCGTGAAATGCCCGAATTGCTTTTTCATGTGTTCTTCAATCTCTTCCTTGAAGATAATAGTCAGCTTCATTCCTTCGCCTCCACATAGCACCAGCTTTGCGGTGCTTTAGTAATCGCCGCTGGAATCATGCAATTTTCATCATAGATACAGGCTGTGCTTTCGTACCCGCTTTTGCTGCATGATTTGCATTTTTTCCAAGTGTGAAATTCTATCAGTTCCTTCGGCGTATCGTAGATTTTCAGGTTGGAGATATGCCAGCCGTAACAACGCCCCTTATCGCCGATATAAGCTATAATTTCTGCCTGAGATAAGCACGTCGCAGGGGAAAAGGCGGCATTTGTCGGACACCATAGCCTGCCGCCATCGTATGTGATCGGGACGATTCGCTCACAGGTAAACTCTCCAATGACCTTGCCATTTCCTTTGCTTGCACCATTTGGGTTCTCTAAGTAAGCAGACACCGCCATAAACGAGTATTTTTCTCTTGTTGGAGCGTCCAGAACCCAGAGCGCATCATACCCAGCCCTTTCCGCTGTGCAGTAGATATAGCACTTAAACGGCGTGTCCAGCTTCGGACGGGTCTTTCGCACCTCAATGGTCTTTTCGCCGCTGGCGATCTTCTCGCACCACTTAGGGCGAATGCTCAGCACAACAGCCTTACTCATTCTTCATCGCCTCCAATGCTTTCTCCGCCTCCTCGCGGGTGAGGAATACGGTCTTGCCTATGAACCTTCCCGCATCTGGGAAGAACGGGGTCATATCAATGCCCAACCGTCCTTGCCTTGCGAAGTATTTCATGTTTAGGACTTCATGTTCTGAGATATTTCCGTCGAACACTCTGTATAATTTATCGCCCACCTTGCACGGCAGAACCACCAACCGCCCGTCCTTGTCGGCCTCCGCCAGCTCCCGCAGGCGGGCAACGCCCTCCTGCTCCGCATCACGCATTACGATGTACCGTCCTTCCGCGTCTGCTCGCGCAAATTCGGCACAGCGTTCCGGCGTCAGCCCCGTGTCCTCGTAGGCGGCGAGGCGTTCAACCAGACAGTCAAACGATGGGCAATCTATGCAATCCATGTCCACATTGCAGTTGCCAGAACACTTCATGTAATGGTCGGTGCCAAGATAGTGCTTTTCAGTCAGTCGTTCCATCACTCCACCTCCTGCATCCAGAACTCGCGGCGACAGTCGGGGCATTTGCGTCCCATAGTTGCGCAGTTACCTCGTGCATTCCTGTGCGACGCGAAAATCAAGCAAGGATATATTTGTAACACACCATCATCATCTCCGATGCGTGCCTCCGGCCACTGCTCCAAAAACACGCTCTGCCGCGTCTTGACTGGATTCATCTTTGCCCATTCCTCAACTTCAGCAACAACATCCTCTGGGGAATCTACGAAAATCCTATATTTTCTGCCCGCGTTTTCCTCCATGCGTCTCAACTGCTTAACAAATTCAATAGCGTCCATCTTTTACCTCCTCAAAACTTAAAACTCTCTCTGAGCGTCTTCCCATTGATATCCGCCTCCGCTGTAAAGTAGCGGTGCGCCTCGTTGATGTAGACGACGCGCCCGTGCGCAGTCGTCTCTTTCGTGGTCACGCTCATAATGCCGGTACTGCCCTCAAATGCGGCAGGCTTCCAGCTAAATGGTTCTCCAACGCTCATACGTCCTCCAATTTCATAAAGCATCCCCAAAAGGTCTGCGATTTTTTGCCGCTATGATGTCCAAAAAGAGGGCGTTCGCCGATTGCCGCCCAAACATCTGCGGCGGGGATTTGCGTTTCCGCCCACTTGAATATCAGCACGCCGTCCGGTTTCAGCACGCGCATGCACTCGCGAAACCCGTCGTGCAACATCTTCGGCCAGTCTTCGCCGAGCCGCCCGTATTTCTTCCGCATCCACGCATTTTCACCTACGCGGCGCAGGTGTGGCGGGTCGAACACGACGAGCGAAAACGTATTGTCTGGGAAAGGCAAATCCGTGAAGTCGCACTGAATGTCCGGATGAATAACGCACTTGCGCTCGGAATCGTGTTTAGTGCTCGTCCAGACCCCAGAACACTCTTCGTCGCGGACGTCGCAATAGACCGCGGCCGGATGCTGCTTGTTGAACCAAATCGTTCTGCTCCCGCAGGTCACGTCAAGGATTTTCTTTGTCATCATGCGTCCTCCCTAACGTCTCCGCCCCATTGCTCCGCCATGGCTCGGGCGATGCCGGGGAAGGTTTTGGAGCGTTCCTTAGGCGTTCTCCGCCCTTTGTTCTCCCATTCTCCAGGTCTGGCGGCTCTACCGTGTGGAGTAGTTTCCACCCATTTTCCAGTTGGCACTACGCAATTCGTGGCCATCAACAATGGTAAGTTTTTGAGCCATAAGCATGTTCTTTTTAGCCAGGCATCCCCAAACATATATGGTTGTATAATCTGGGAGTATGGTGGGAGACCGTGAATTTTGCCCGGGACCGGGTTTTCAACAGCAATTCTCGGAATGTCGGCATCCAGCATCTCCATAAACATGGCCCTGGCTGCTTTCGCTTTTTCCATGCGTCCAGGCTGAATCTCACCGTTTACTCTAAGTCTGTTGGCCCCAGCATTGCTGAGATAAGTGCACGGCGGGTGCGCGATCAGCAAGTCCCACCTGCCGACGTCATGTGTCTGTCCGTCCATCGTGGTCACTTTCCCTCCCTTAATAGCCACAAGCGCATCGTCCAAGATATGCCACTCCGGGTGTCCGCCGGACGGTTCCTGGATGTCACAGGAATATGCCTCATGTCCCAATGCGCGGAACGCCTTGCAGACTTCCTGCGATTCCTCGCAGGCAACTAAAACCTTCATCGTCTTCCCTCGCATTCCCCGAACATTTCCCGGAACGTCAGGCCCGTCAGATCTTCCAGCGCCAGCAGCTTTTGGATGGTCGGCTCGATATCACCCTTGACATATCGGCTGATGACCGACGCACTGATTCCCGTTTCGGCGGCGAGCGTCGTCTGGTTGTAGTCGGTCTTTTCAAGCGCCGCCTTGAGCGCCGGATAGACGCAGCGCTCCCACGGCGTTTTGCTCATAACGAATCGGCTCATGATGGTTCCCTCCCAAAATTTTTTTCGTATTCCGCGTCGCTCCACTCCGTCCAGACGGAGACGAACCGACGCTTTTTTTTCGGGTCTTTCCGCACGGCGGAAACCGAGTGCGATACTTGGCTGATATCCACGCCGCACCTTTTTGCCAGCTCCGACGGAGAATCCGCAACGCAGGTAACGATTCCGGCGTGCTTGTGGTCAAGCGCGAGATATAACTGCCTGCGTATCATCTTTCTCGCTCCCTCATTTCAGTCGTTGATAGCGCCTCGTCTTAAACTGCCGCGCGCTCAAGTAATCGTCTTTCTCCTGCGTCTGGCGCGCTTCTTCTTGCTTCGTCGTGTTGTGCTTGGCAATGTCCGCCTGATAGTACGGGCAACCGCTATGACAGCCGGGATACCGCGTCGGCGGTAAGCAGGATTGGCAGTGCTCAAAGCTCATGGTCGACCTCCACGCTTCCGATCGTCACCACTGTAAACGGCTCATCGTCCGTGTAAATCTTTCTCCCGTAAACGCTGTACACGGCAGAATCGTCCTTGTACGCATAGCCATTGAGCGCGTCCAGTACCGCCTTGATGATGTTGTCAATGTCTCCGCGCTTGAGATACGGGGTCAAATGCAATTTCCCCCTTTTGCTTTTTGGCGTTCCCGATGGGATGGGGAAATAAGCATTTACCATGACTTCCAGCGCTTCTCCGTCCTCAAACGGCTTTTCCCCGCACTTGAGCCATGCCGTGCGAATCGCAGATTCGAAAATCTGCGTGCTCTTCGGCGTATAAGTCCCATGCCGCGTGACACGCGGCCTTCCTTTCGGCACAGGTCTGCCGTCAATGTAAAGCGTAACTACTCTCTCCATGTGTTAGCCTCCCTCATGCGCTTTACAGGCTGTTGGCCAGATATTCGCGCATCCATCCGGTGTCCCCGCTGGGTTGCCCCTGCTTCCCCTGCGTCTGTAGCGATTTCCCGCCCTTGTCCTGCTCTCTGGCAAGCCATGCGGTGATGAAACGCTTAACCCCTCCGCGTGTCTTTCGCTTGGTAGGGTTTGCATCGCACCACCCCGCCATGTTTCTCAGCTGTTGCAGAACGTCAACGTTCGGGTAGAGCTGCGACCATTTGGACCTGTCATTCTCCGACACGTCAAAAAAAGTCCCGTCATTCAGCGGCAAAGAAATTACCGGCGGCGCGTCAGCCGCTTGCGGCTCAGCGCAATATTCTTTCGGATTGGATTCTGGATTCGGATTGGATTCGGATTGGATTAAGGCCGCAGATTGCGGCAACTCGCCGCAACTCGCCGCAGATTGCGGCAGATCGAGATTTTCCGGCGGTTCGGGATATTTCGGCTTGCAATCTCTGACACGTTGATGCTTGACCCACCCGGGGAACAAAAAGTAGGGCTTCCCGTCTACCGTATAGAGGGAAACGCAGCCTTTTGCCGCCAAAGCTTGGAGCGCAGCATCGATGTCTTTGATGGATAGCCTTTCCCTGAACGGGAAAACTCGTCCTTTTATAATCGCTGGACGGGCGTCTCCGCGCCCAGCATCATCTACTTGCGTAATCAATCCAACCCATAGCCGAAACTCGAAATCCGAAAGCGATGCTATTTTCTCGCTTGAGCATAAACTCTCTTTAATGATTCTATTCGGCATCTGCCGTCACCGCCTTAAAACGGCAGCTCGCCGTCGTCCTCGTTGACCTCTGCAAAGCCGCCTGCGGCGCCCTCTGCGGCGTATTGCGGCGTAGCGGTGTCGTTACCCTCCAAGCGCCTGTTGTCCGCGAAATACACGCTGTCAGCCTGCACCTCGTAGCTCCTGCGCTTGTTCCCGTTCTTGTCCGTCCAGTCGCGCATCTGCAAGCGCCCCTCGACGCCGATCAACCGCCCGCGTCCGGCGTAGTTGCAGAGCACTTCTGCCGTGCCGCGCCATGCGACAACGTCGATCCAGTCCGTGCCGCCCTCTTTGCCGTTGCGATCAACGGCAAGAGGGAACGACACAACGGATACGCCGCTGTTCGTCTTCTTCAGCTCCAAGTCGCGCCCGATGCGTCCCATCAGGCACACGCGATTCATCACTGTGTATCACCTTCGCTTTCCAGCACCTCGCCGGTCGTCTCGTCGACGGTGTAGTTTTCGGTTTCGATGGTTTCCTCTGCCTGCTCATCTGCGGCGATCACATCGGCAAGCTGCTTCCCTGCGTCGCGGGTCTGGTAGTCGATAGACATCACGCCCCACTTACCGATCAAGATGCGGTAAACGGTTTTGCGCGCCATTGCGTCCCAATCGTCGCGCCAGCCCTTCCCCTGATATTCGCCCTTGCGGAATTTCTTTTCATGCGCCGTGATCGCCTTGACACTCATGTACACGGTCTTTTCCGCGCCGTTGATCAGCCGGTAATAACCAACGTAACCAACCACAGGGAGTGCCTCGCGCGCGTCCTCGTCCTCGATAAAATCAATGTCAACCTCTTCGGTCAGACGGTTGTAACTCTTCAATTCGCCCTCGCGCACGTCCACGACGTTAATGGTCTTGTATGCGCCCGTGCGAAGTGCGAGCTGGTGCATACCTTTCCAGCCGAGAATGAATGTCGCTTCCATCTTTTTTGCGCCAATATCCTTCTTGTAGTTCTTGAATGGCACAATGTAGGCGTAGCCCAAACTCTGGTCGATGGGAAGGTCAAACATCGCCGCTTTCAGCGAGGACTGAATGACCGTCATCGGGGATTCGTAAAAGGCCTGCTGCAAATTCTTGTCTGCATTGACCATCGAAACGATGGACGAAATAAACTGCGGCGCGCGCTTGCCAAGCAGCTCGTCAAAGCGCTTGCGCATGCCGTCGCGGTCAAGCAGCTCGTTCACCAACGCCGTGACGGATGCCTGCTTCTGCTGCGGTGCTTTTTGCATCGCCTGCGCGTTCTGAATCAATCCTTCTTTCATCTTTCGTTATCCTCCTTCACCGCAAATTTGCGGAAATTTGTCGTTTTGTAGTATCTGCTCAAGTCCACGTCTGGGTGATCCTTGGCAAACGCCTTTGCGTCGACTGTCGAGCGGCTCTGCCCCTTCCAGTCCACCGTGTAGCGCCCGCAGTAGCCGCGCTCGTTGTCGCCGAGATCGTTCATAAGCTGCTGCTTGATGGCGTCCGCGTCCTTCTCGATGGCCTTTTTGCGGCTCATCAGGTATTGATACTGCTCGATCAGGCTCTCGCGCCCGAAGAGCTCTACCTCTCCGCCGCCGCCCTCATAGATGGTCGTGATCGTCTCCGTCGTGCTCTCCGCCCCGTCCATCGGCGGCGGGCTGTCGGCTTCCACGTAGTCGCGCCAGAAGTCCTCTCCGCAGCGTTTGACCGCCGCGATCTCATCGGGGCTGACATATACGCTGCTCTCGCACCATTCCGGCGTGTCATCGTCTTTGACCGTCGTGATCTGGTAGCAGTAGAAGCCCTTCCCGAGCACCAGCGCCGCCAGATACCACCGCGCCCAACCGGTCACGGCCAGATACGTCACGCACTGCGCGTAGTAGCTTTCGGGGAAGTCCCCGCCCTCGTAGCGCTTGAGGTTCAGCGCGCTCGCGGTTTTGCATTCAAGGCCGGAGCTTTCGCCGAGGATCTGCCGGTCGATGTTGGCGTGCAAATGAGGGCAGTCCTCGCGGCGCAGCAGGTAGTTCATGCGGCGCACGCTCTTGCGGCTCGCCTCTTCGAATCGGCTTGCCACATACGGTTCAAGGTCTCGCCCGACGCGCATCGCCTCGTTTTCCGGCGCTTCGCCGATCCTGCCGGTCTTCTCCGCCCACACCGTATAGGGCGAGCGGTATTTGTTCAGCCCCAGCACCGCGCCCATGTCGCTGCCGCCGAGGCTCTTCCGCCGCTCTTCAAGCCAGTCTTCGCGGCTCATGCCGCGCGTCGAGATTTTCTGCATCTTCATCTTTTCGCTCCTTCAAAAATTCGCTCCCGCAGTACGGGCAGCTCGCCACGCTGTGCCGCCACACGCCGCGCTCGCCGTCGAGATTTTCCCGTACCAGCGTTTCAACGGCGTCATCAAACACCGCGCCGCAGGATTCGCATTTGTACATCACTCAACCTCCAAATACGCCATCGCGGACTGGATGCCGAATATGCGCGCCGCCTGATGGTCGTTGAAAAACACGTCGATGCGGTTTCCGTTTACGCCGCCGCCGCAGTCCTCGGCGATGTAGCTGTGCTGCGTGCCGTCCGGCCAGATCAGCAGGACGCGCGTTCCGTAAGGGATCACCTTCGGGTCGACCGCGATCGTGCGTCCCTCGGTCGCCAGCGTGCCGGTTGCGGTGTAGCCGCTCGCCCACTTGCCGCAGCAGCAGCGTCCGGGGCAATAGGCCGTAAGCGTAAACTCGCCGAGGAAAACGTCGTTGCACACTGCGCTTTCAGTCGCGGGGATGTCCCATGCGGGGTTATGCTCCTCTACAATTGGAGTTTCTTCCGGTTCCGCTTCGACCGCCTGCGCGCTGGTGGTGAGGATTGAGATCACGATCAAGAGGACCGTCGCCCCCAGACACGCCGCCGCGATCAGCGCCGATTCGTCCGCCTTGCGCTGCTCTCTCGTGCGCTTGTCGTGCCGTCTCACGGTGTCACCTCTTCCACCGTGATTTGTGCGGGCTTTTCAAACAGTGGAGCAAGCATTTCTTCTTGCGCCGCCTTGTAAAAATTCCTGTCGATTTCAAAACCGTAAGCATTTCGCCCAAGTTCATACGCCGCGCGAAGGGTGGCCGCGCTTCCCGCGCATGGGTCAATTACAACGTCGCCGGGGTCGGTAAAAACTTCAATCAGCCTTTTCAGCACATTCACCGGCTTCTGCGTGGGGTGGATCTTGGGAATGTCCTTCCCGTTGCGCTCCCACTTCTGCCAATCAAAAACCATCTTTCCCGTGCCGCGAATCGGTTTCCCATCTTCGCCGATCTCGCGCCCGTTGTTAAATTTTGGAAGCTTGTCACGGTAAAGCACTACCGCAAACTCCGTCGCCCCTACTACTCGCATATTGGCTTTAAGCACCTGCGCGGAATAGTTTTTGCAAAAAAACATCGGGTAGCTGTTTTTGAATCCGTACTGCTTGCCATACTCCATAACGGTCTGCATCTGGTCAAACGCGCAGAAAACAAGCATTGCCGGGGCTTGCCCTTTCTCCTTCGGTTCTTTCTTCAAAAGCCGGTTACAGAAGTGCATATACTCGGCGATTTTGAAATAGCCGTCGGAGTTGAAAAAGCTGCTCTTTGCTTTTTTACTCTCGCCGTTTTTGTTGTCACCGCCGATGTACCACGTCGGGTTGCTCCCGTAAGCGTCAGCGCCGATATTGTAGGGAATGTCCGCGATCACAAGCTGCGCCTTTGGGATTCCGTATTTCTTAAAATTCTGGAAGTTGTCATGGTACAGCTCGCATTTCACTTCCTGCACCCCCTGTCGAGGAACGGCAGTAGCTCATACAGCACCTTACACACCGCGCACGCACCGATAACGGCAAGCCCCGTCTTGAAGTCGCAGCCGTTGAGCGCAATCACCGCAGCGGCGATGCCGCCAAAAAACAACGTATCAGCCATGCTTTTCTCCCTTCTTTTCGTTCGGCACAAGGCCGACAAACTCAAGGCCGTGACCGCGTGCGTAAATCTCGCCCATGATCGTCCCCAGCTTTTCAGGGTCTGGGGGCGTGACCCAAATGATTTTGTACTCTGGCTTTTTTCTCATTGCCTTTTCCTTCCCTCCGTGCTACAATAAGCACGGACACAATATCTTGTGGTGAGATTTGTCCCACCCGCCCCGCTCGATGCTGCAACATTGGGCGGGGCAATTTCTTTACCCTGCAAGAAATTTTTCGATAAAATACTGCTGTCCCTTCCCGGTCACTTTCGTTGTCTTGCTCACAGTCACCGTGCCATCGGAATGCGTGATTGCCGTTTCTTTGACGGTGAAAAGGCCTAAATCCATTGACTTCTGCGTCGGCATATTAAAATCCAGACCTTTGCGACGAATCAAATAACCATTTTCACGCATCCATCGGAATAGCCGATGCTGCCCGATATCCACGCCGTTTTGTTTCAGCAGCTTCGCCAGCTCGCCGACGAGGATTGAAGTCTTGCTTGCGCTGACTGCATCGGCGAAAAGCACCTTCGGCGCGTCGGCCTCGATCTTGCTTTCAAGTTTCTTGAGCTTGTCTCCTGCGATTTGCAGCGCGCGGGCCATGACTTTCTCTGGGCTGTTCCAGTCCTTTTCGATTTGAAGGAAATACTGGCGGGCTTGCCTGCCCTTTTCGTTGCGCTGGATCATGCAAATCTCTTTCGCCATGTCAATGGTAAGCACGGCGTCTTTCTGATGTTGCGGGCCTCCTGCTGAGTTAGGGACAAAATTGTCCGTAACTAAAAAGTCCTCGCCATTGGTGAATCCGTACTCGCACATTCTCGGAAACCACTTGTGATAAGGGGTGTCGACTTCTAAGAAGTCGTGCAAGTCTCGCGCCGAAACCGCAGGGCGGTCATTGTTATAAGTGATTTTAATTAGTTCGTTCATGCGCCCACCTTATTGCCCTCTCTGATCTCGTCGGCGAGCATCTTGATTTCCGATTCGGTCACGTTGTACATCTTCGCCAGTTTGCGCCAGTGCTTCTGCGGCGGGGCCCAGTCATTCAGCTCCCAATGCGACACGCAGGACACATCGATGTTCAGCTTTCGCGCAACCTGCTTTCGCGTCAGGTTTGCAAGGTTTCGCAGCTCTTTCAAATCCAACTTTTTTACCTCCGTTTCTAATTTGAGATTTCATTGACTGCGGCAGGGATATTTGCTATACTGCCGTTAGCCCTCTTTGGGCAAATTCAAGGGAGGTGGTTTTCTTGACCAACCTTTTGATTTTGCCTGTTCCCTTCCCGTCGGGTCGCAACAGCGGTGCCAAAGCGCGTTAAACTGGCTAAATGTAGCAACTGATACGGCGGAGCACTCAGTGAAGAGGTTAAAACTCACGGTGATATGCCAGTAATCATATCCCACCGTATCGGGTACTCCCGATGGCTTACCAGCGAGAAGGCAATGCGCAGAACCAAAACTGCGAAAGTGGTAAGGCTCCTGAAGAACCTGTAGCGCTATTGCAGGCGGCGAAAGCCTGCAAGGGGCATTGGGTAAACAAATTTGGACATTGGCCGGTGGGAATAGCGCTCCTGCCGGTCTTATGTTTTCCCTGCCGCAGTCAACACCAATCGGAAAACTCATAAACATGAGGTTTCATGCTTGACAACCTCTAAAAACGGGGATACAATAGCTTCGCCAAAAGAAATTGTAGAAAGCCGCTTTTTGAGGGGGCTGAGTTTTTTGCACCCTTTTCCGCTTGGTTTGATACAATGATAACTCATAAAATTCGGTTTGTCAATCAGCTTAACCGAATTTTATAAGTTTCGTTATACTGCATAAATTTTTGAGGCGATTGTTATGGATGTTACACTTACCCGCATTTTGTCGCTTCTGCCCCATGAAAACGGGAAAATAAAAAGAGGGTCCCAAAAAACCTTTGCCCAAAGCATCGGATATGGCAGTGGCGACATTGTCTCTATGTGGATAAATGGGACAAGCCAATCTTACAAGAAAAAGCTCCATCAGATCGCCGATGAATATCACGTTTCCGTCGCATGGCTCAAAGGCGAGACTGACGACCCGACGGTCGAGGCCGAGGGGAAAAAAGAAGCCCCCGCCACAGAGGGCGAGGGCTTAAGCGCAGCGCGGCAAAAACTATATGACGCTATTGCGAATTTGACCGATGAACAATGCACCAAACTTTTAGGTGTCGTGGAATGGGCAAAGGAAAATAAGTGACGTATGGAAAAGACCGCTTATAAAATTTTGAAAAAACTATATAATTCTGAATCAATCAGTATGGACGAAATAAACCAGCTGACTAAAAAAGACGATTCCAAACCGATTAAACCTAACCAGCCCAACAAGTATGTTACTTATCTTAAAATGGATAAGATGGTAACGATATTTGATGAGGGCGGAACCGCAGACGGCGCGGGAGGAAGCGTTGATGCAACAGAATTTGTTCGCATCACTTTAGCCGGTCGGGATTATATTGAGAAACAGCGGAAAGAGCTTTTTATGTTCTGGATCCCTTACGCTATTACGACTGCCATTGCTGTAGCAGCGCTTCTCGGATAGATTCAACCTTTTCTGCTGTTAGCTCGCTCGGTTCATACTCTTTGCAAGGATTATCTTTCCCGCATCCAAGGATATAATATCCATTCCTAATGGTGTACCGTCCTACAACATACTTGCATCCAGCGCAAGCAAGGCTTTTGCACTGTGGGAGAGCAGCCTTATCAATAATGGCAGATCGGCGCGTCTTCTCTTGCTCTGCCGCAAGTTGTTCTTTAAGTTTGCGGTTTTCTTCCCGCAGATCATTTAATTCTCTTCTTGCAATAAACATTCCAACCTCCATAAAACATATTCCACCTGACTGTCAGTAAGTGATAGCACCTCAGATTTTAGGCGCTCTCTAATAAGAATAGAATGGTTTTCTTCTTCGCGCAACATTTTGTGTCCCTCCAAATAATTATAGTAACGGGGCTATATGTCGATTATTGCACTTTGTGCAGTCGAAAATATAAGAAAATGGAGAGTTGAAATGAAAAAGTTTTTGCTTATCGCGCTGTCTTCGGTTCTCGCGCTCGGCATGTTAACCGCCTGCAGGAAAACAAATCAGTCCGAGCCCGAAAACGAGCCGGGAACTCCGCCCGATCTCGTTGGAGAATGGAAGCAGACAAACAGCGATGCAGAGGACGCATGGCAGGCCGCTACTATTGCCGGAGATGCCATTGAGGTGTATTGGGTATCTGATAACGGAGACACAAAAGCCCTCTATTGGGCCGGTTCTTTCGATGCCCCTACCACGGCGGATGAGCCGTACACCTGGGAATCGGAAAATGATAAAGACCAGACCGATATGGCAATTCTCGCCAGCGGCGATGACACCAAGACGTTTACCTATCAGGGCGGCGTAATCAGTTACGAAGTGTCTGCTATGGGAGTTACGCAGACTGTAAAACTTGAGAAGCAATAAGTAACTAAAGGCACTGCCGCCCTCTGCAACAAACGGCAGTGCCTTTTTGCAGCCAGCGGGAAGCGGTCGCCGCTGCTTGTTTTGACCATACTCCGCTTTACCTTGGCAATTCAACACCGAAACATTGCAATAAGACAGCGCTCGACGTGGTTCGACAAGTCCTCATCTTGCAACTTCGCGGCGCGAAAATCGAAAAAGATTAAGGTGACGTAAATGAACATTCAAGAAGTGTGCAGAATCCGTAAAGAAGAATTGAAACTGACCTATCAAGACATTTCCGACGCTTCCGGCGTGCCGCTGTCCACCGTGCAGAACTTCTTTTCCAAGTTTTCTAAATCTCCGTCGATCTACACCGTCGCGCCGATCTGCAAAGCGCTTGGGATATCCCTTGATGAGGTGTTCGGAATTTCCGAACACTTGACGCCGACCGAGGAAACTTTGCAAGCGCGGAATGATGAGCTGGAACGCCATGTTGATGCAAAAGCAGACATGATTGAGATCATGCGGCGTGGAGTGCGTATCCGAAACGTCGTGATTGCTATAATGTTTGCCATTATCGTTCTGCTGGCCGCGTGGTGTTTGTACATTGATTGGAGTGGGATTTTATGAGAGTGGCATTGTATATCCGCGTCTCGAGCGAGGAGCAGGCGCGGCATGGCCTGTCATTACAAGAGCAACGGGACGCGCTGATAAGATATGCAAAAGCGAATAAAATGACCGTGGCAGGCATATACGAGGACGCGGGAATTTCCGCTAGAAAACCGTACAAAAAGCGCCCCGCGCTCCTGCGGCTGCTGGATGATTGCAAGGCGGGGAAGGTCGACACGATTTTGTTTATCAAGCTTGATCGATGGTTCCGCAATGTCGCCGGGTACTACGACGTGCAGACGCGGCTTGACCAGTACGGCGTGACATGGCAAGCGACGGAAGAGGACTACGAAACGCGCACTGCGTCCGGGCGATTAAAGGTCAACATCATGCTTTCCGTCGCGCAGGACGAAGCCGACCGCACAAGCGAGCGAATCAAATTTATCAACGACGGCAAACGCGCAAAAGGCCAACCGGCAGGGTCAAAAGCCCCTTTAGGGTATATCATCAAGGGCAGGCAATACCAGATCGATAACGGCACGGCAGATGCCGCGCGAGATATGTTTGCGGCGTATATCAGGCTGCAAAGCGTGCTTGGCGTAAAGCGCTATATGCTTGAGACGTGGGGCATTGACAGGGCGTATACCAAATATGTAAACTATTTCCGGAACCGGCTTTATATCGGCGAGGTGTACGGCATCGAGAATGCCTGTCCCGCTCTGGTGAGCAAGCAGGATTTTGACATTGTAAATGATATTCTCCGCCAGCGGTCGCAGCGCTGCGCAGGAATTGAGACAGATCGCGTTTATCTGTTCTCCGGCTTGTTGCATTGCAAAGAGTGTGGGAAAACGATGCAGTCGGAAACGGCAAAGCAGATCTATACCTACTACCGATGCCGGACGCGAATGCTTGACACCTCCGCGTGCCAGCACAAAAAGAGGATTCGCGAAGATGCGCTGGAAGCTTATTTATTGCATGAGCTTGAAGGAATTGCCGAGCGAAACAATCGCTATTATAAAAAGGCAGAAAAAAAGCCCACGCAAAGCGCGGACGCGATACGAAAGAAAATGGATAAGCTGAAAACGCTTTATCTTAACGACTTGATTGAGTTGGACGAATACAAGAAAGAGTACACCACATTAAAGAAATCCCTTGAAGCGGTAGAGGAAAAGCCGAAGACAAACCTTGATGCGCTGCGAAATGGGCTGGCGGAATATGATACATACTTGCGAGAAGAAAAAAAGGAATTCTGGACGCGCTTTATCCGGAGAATTGATGCAGATGACGACGGCGCGTTTTTTGTAACGCCACGTTAGGCATATTTGACCTTCGTGTTCCCAAAGGTAAATTATGCCCAAAAGAATCCCCCGCCTTACGACGGGGGTGTTCTCATTTTTCGAGCTTACGCATGACGCTATTATAGACGCGCTCGTTCACAATTTTCAAACTGTCCATCAGCTCGTCCATGATCTCCCACGCCTTGTCCGGCGGAATATCTGCCACTGCGCGCAGGAAGTCGCTGTCGCCGTATGTTTCGACGCTAACCGGCGCGGGTGCTGCGGAGTATGCCATTGGCAAAGCCCTCTCCCTGATGCCGCTTTGCTGGTCACGGATGGCATACAGCACGGCAAGGCGCTCATAGTTTGTCCAGCTTGATTCCTCCGTTTCAAGGCGAGCTATCCAGCGATTGACCTCATTCTCGTCGACCATAGGGGCGCACCCCCTTTAGCCCTCAATCGTGTCCATGCAGCGCTGGATGGCTCTGCGGATGCTGTCATCGTCGGCGTTGTCCAGCATTTCCTGCAACTGGCGTTTCATGTTGTCGATGCCGCCGTCACGGGAATAGTGGCCGCGCACATAATGCGTGCCGCTTCTCGCATTGGACATATCGCGGTCATAAGCGCCGCGCATACCCGACTGCCAGTCTCCGTCGCGGGAATAGCGGCGAGAATAGTCTTCATTGCGGGAATAGCCGTCGTCCTCCAACATCTCAATTTTATCGATGTTCTTGATGGTGTCCGTCAGCTTGTGCGCAATTTCGAGATCGCCCGCGCCAAGCTCGCCCTTGCGTGCCAGCTCGTCGAGTTCGTCGCACAGCATATTGCGCAAATCATACATTGATTTCTTGCTCATGTCCATTCTCCTTTCACGCAATTCTCTCAACCGTCAGGTTCGAGTTGGCGAAGTTGACGGCCTGAGTGCTGGTGTTTTCCATTGCGACCGTCAGGCAGCAGCCTTTCGGAACGCAGACCTGTGCGGAAACATAAATGTTAAAGTAGTTCCCTACCGCCGCGGGCGTGACGGTCGCCGTTGCACTGGTCAGCGGCTCTCCGTTAATGGCAAGCGCCGCCGTGATGGCCTCAACCGTGCCTCCGGTGGGAATAGCGATGTTGCCGCCAAAGGAGACCCTAAACAGAGCGCGGTTTTGATTGGTGAGGCCGCGCAGCGTGACAATGCCCGCACCCTGACGATGCACGATACAAGGCTTGCTATTGACCGCCGTTTCGGTCAGGGGAACGTTCTGGCCTGCGGCTACGCTCACAATATTCGCGTTTGTGTACTCTGCCAAAATAATCAGTCCTTTCTAAAGGGGTCGATTTCGACCCGGTTAAAATACAGCGGCGGAGCTATTGCCCCGCCGCGTTGTCGTAGTATCGGCACGGGGCCGACCATTTCCCCCGTGTGGGGGAAAAGCTATGCTATGCAGTTGTCAGCAGCCGCAACCCTGATTGCAGCCGCAGCCGCAACCACCGTACTGATAAGGTGCAGGAACCTCAAAAGAAGGAACGGGGCGCGGGTTGTAATACGCGAACTGTGCGCTAACATAGTTGCGCATATCAAGCGTCTGAGCAGCCTGAGAGGCCGCGAGGTCAGCAGCAAAAAGACGCTGGTTCTGTTCAGCAATCTTCGCGTCCTTCGCAGCGATCTCCTGCGCGGTTAGACGCTGGTCGATGCCGCGGAACCCGCTGTTCATCGCGTCAATGATGTCGCGTGTGGAGTTCTGCACGGTGTTACGCGTGTCGCACGCCTGCGTCGCCATGTCGTAGCGCACCTGCGCGATAGCCGCGCGGTTTTCGCAGCAACAATTAGCGGCCTGCATCTGCATGGCGTTGAGCTGCTGCATCAGTGCCGCCTGCTGGTTGCTGCGGGAAAGCTCGGCCTGTGCAAAGCCGTTTGCCATCGCCATATTGGTGCCGTTGACAAGCTGCGCCTGCTGGTAAAATCCGTCGCAAAGGCCCTGATTTACGCTGTCGATCTTGCGCTCGACATTGGCAAAATCAGAGGTCAGCACATAGCCGTCGACCACGCCGCCGGAATTGCCGTTGTTCCCCCAGCCGTTGCCGCCCCAGCCGCAGAACACAAACAGGAAAAGAATGATGATCCACCACGCGCCATCGCCGCCAAAGCCGCTGTTCATCATGCCGGTTGGCGCAACAGGCATAGTGGCCTGAACGCCGCCGTCAGAAAGAGACATAGTATCACTCCTTTGAAAAATTTTTATTCATCAAATCGTGGCCACGATGTTGATTTTGCAAAAAGTTGAGCAAATACTTTGCTTAAATCTTGTTTATTGTTCAACCGTTTGGTTGATTCTTAGTGCAACAAACCAACTGTGTAGTTGATTTATTGCATCAGACTTTGAAACTGCTTTGCCATCTGCTGTAGCTGATTCAACTGCTGCTGGTTGAGCTTACCGCTCTGCAAAAGCTTTTCGACCTCCGCTTTTGGGTCACCGTGAAAATTTGCCTTGAATTGCTGGAACTGTTGCAACATCTGCATAAAGCCGTTGCCGCCGCCGAGCGCTCCGAAAAAGGGATTATTCATCGTCATCGTCCTCCTTGCGCTTCTTCTTGCCCTTTAATTCGCCCACAAGCGCCGCCAGCTCGTCAAACTCCTTGCGGGTGACAAATTCCACGCCCTTTTCCTGCGGTGCTGTACGGGGCGTTTCTGCGCGCTCTACGAGGTCATAAATCTTGAGCGTTGGCTTTCCGCTTGCATCCGCCTGCTTGAGATACACAGTCGGCGCGGTAGAATCCCACAGCGCCACAGCGGAGTTGGGCGCGATAAGATACCCTCTCGCCTCCTGCTCGCCGCTTACCCACTGCACGCCGCCCTGTGCAATGAGGTTCTGTTGCACTGGCTGCGACATAGGCTGCTGCATGGGCTGCATCTGTGGCTGCTGCATCTGCCGCATCTGCATAAGGTTGTCCGGCATTGGCTGCGGGTAATAGGGGTTGAAATAGGGATATGCCATGTTCATTCCTCCGTTTCTTTGACCCAGTAATAAAGCGGGATTTCGTTCTCGCTGTTCCAACTGTCATAGATCGTCCCGCCCTGAACGCACACTACATGGCCGGAGAGGGCGAGGATATACGTCCCGCGCGGGTGCTCGTCGGCAAACTTACCGACCGTGTAGCAGTCGGGGCAGGTGTCCGGCATGATGTATTTCCGGTAGCCCAAAGACCGCAGATACGCGCCCCAACAGGCGTTTGCATTTGGCAAATCGCCATCAAGGTATCCTTGTATGCACAGAGACAAATAAACTTCGCCCCAGTCCTTCCCTGTTGCCTTGCAGATCGCGCGCACGGTGCAGTCGCTGACGTTGCGCCCGTTTGGATTTGGGTTAAAATAGCTATACATGGAAAAGTTCCGCAAAATAGACGTAAGTGCGCAGCTCGTCAGGATCGGGAAACAGCGTCAAGATGTCCATCGCCATTTGTTCGGTAAAGCCACAAGCTAAAAGTCGTTCGTACATTTTGCGCACCTCCTTTTGTTGCCTCAATCATACCGCGATTTTGCCGCGGGAAATTGCCCGCAAAATGCCCGCGTTTTGCCCTCAAAAATTTCTTCAAAACTCTGTGATTTTTTCTTGACAATACGCTAATATTAGCGTATAATAAGCATGTAAACAAGAGAGGGCAACACCCCGGGAGGATACAAAAATGATGATGAACGCCGAAATGATCAATACTATCAAGAAGATTGCCGAAGAGATGGACCTCAGCTGGGACTACGAATTCGTTGGCGTGCGCGTCCAGGAGCAGGAGTTTGAACTTGGCACGATCGAGCACCTCTCCCACGTCTGGGACAACGGCGACGATACCGGCGTCGAGCTTGACGGCATCTGCGTCTGTAGCCTTGACCGCCTGGGCGCCAACAATTATTTTGGCAATCACGTCGCGATCATTTGCGGCAACGAGGCCGAGTACGGCGAGGACGACGGCGAGCTCATCATCCGTGACGCCGAGGTCGTAAAGGTCATTTGCTAAGAGGAGGAGATAAGATGCGGAGAAAGTACAGCGACTGCCAGCGGGCGGACGGCGACTGCACCGCCTGTTCTCTGGTCAACTACGGGCGGGACTGCCACAACCGCCCCATCACTAAGCTTGAGTGGTCCCGCCGCATGGCAGACATGACTCAGTCCGAGCTTGCCAAGAAGTCCGGCGTCAATATCCGCCAGATCCAGCGCGTGGAGCTGGGGGAGGCGGAGGCGGGCAACCTGACCGCCAAAAACCTGCTTGCCATCGCCGACGCGCTGGGCGTAGATGCAAAATTTTTGTTATAACGCGGCAAAGGAGACTGTGTATGCGGACTAAAAAATGTATCACCTGCGGCAAGATTTTTTCCACCGATCGCACAGAGCAGGCGAAGTGCGAGGACTGCCTTGCCGCATCCCGGTCGACCACCCTGCGCACGCGAACCTGCCACACCTGCGGGATCAACTTCCTCGGAGGTCCCAGAGCCAGTTACTGCCCAACCTGCCGGGCAGAGCGGGAGAAGGTCAGGAAACAAAAGTACCGGGCCACCGGGTTTTCCCGGCATCTGGGAGATATTGATAACTGCGTGATCTGCGGTGGAGAGTATGTCGTCCAATCTGGATTGCAAAAGTATTGTCCAAAATGCGCCCCGGATGCCGTCCGTGAAATCGACCGCGCGCAGTCAAAAAGCTGGAACGCCGTACACGATTACTACATAAAACGCCACGAAAAATCCCGCAGCGGCGTTAAGGTCTGTGTCGTCTGTGGCCGGGAGATAGTCCCCGGCACCCCCACCGTTACCTGCTCCCCTGAGTGCGCCGCAGCCCACCGAAAAGAGGTCCAGCATCGCGCGGACGCCAAGCGCCGGAGCGGGACGAAATCAAAGCAAAGCGAAGTCAAAAAAGAGAGCACCGACTGATTAGTCGGTGCTCTCTTTCTGCCCGTCGGCAAGCTTGCGGTAAGCCCGGCGGCGCAGCTTGGCGAGGCCGTCCACGCTCATGTGGAGCTGCGCGGCAACCTGCACGAGAGAACGCCCTCGCACGTCGCACTCGATAAGGCACGCCGCCTCGTCCGCTGGCAGCTCAAACGATAAGATATATGCCACGGCCCGCTTGGGGGCCATCGCGGACAATTCCGCCCGGATACGCTTGTGCTGACTGTCCATGACCGTGTATGGCTTGCAGAGGCGCTTGCGCGTGGGCTTTCGCCGCCCGCTCCTTCCTGTGCCCGATTAGGACACGTTATTTTGTCGCTCTCTGGATCATCGTCACGACTTCCTGCCGCGTGATAAGTCTCTGCGGCGCGCTGCCGTCTGTAATGCCCATAGCCTTTGCCGCCGCCCAGTCTTTGGACGCCCACGAAGAGACGGGCTTGGTGCCGAGCTGCGCCAAATAGCTGTCCATCATCTTGTTAAACGTTGCCTGATCCATGTACTCCTCCATTTCCGGCGGGTACTTTCCCGCCAAAATCATGCTCCCTGTGTATCGCATATGGTCGTCCCATTGGAAATGCGGCTTGTCTGGGAATTTCTTCCAGTCGCCGCCCCACGAAAAGCCGACCTGCTTGCCGATCTGCCCGCAGCGGGCGAAAAACGACGCATCGTCGTATTCATGCCCCTTGACGTTTTTGCAGATGTCGAACGCCAGCCCAGCCTTGACGCCGTGGAACGTCGGGCGCGTCGCGGTCTTTGCCGCGTAGCCGTTTGCGGCAAGATAACGCTGATACTCGTCATCTCTTACCGTCTCGGTAACAAGCACCGGCAAGCCCGCCTCCTTGCAGAGGTCGAGAAAGATGACGCAGTTTGCGCGTACGTCCGCCCGCAGGTCGGCAATGTCCCTACTATGATACATCGCCGTCACCCTTGCTGTCGATCACGTCCTGCGTCTTCTGGCTCTGCGTGCCGAAGTAGAACGCGATGATGACCGCATAGATCGTCATAAAGTCCTGCGAAATGTTGCCCGTGACGGCCATATACGCAAATACTCCCGTCAGCACCAGCGTCACGATGCTCTTGACGCTCATCAGGTTTGCCAGTCTCTTGCGAATCAGTTCCATGTTATTCGTCCTTTCCTTTGATTTTGATACCAGCCAGCATGCCGAGTTCAGCCGTCCACGCGGCGAACCACGCAACGGTCAGGCTGTCCGGCACTACCTTGTCATGTGCAGTCAATACGAGCACCGCAATGCAATACCAGCAGAGGTTCAGCACCGCCGCGATGACGTACTTGTCCCGCTTTCTCAGTTTCTTCATAAGGCCGCCCCACTCAGCAGCCACGCGATAAACGCGCCCGCCAGCGCCGCGAGGATTTTGTCAACCAGACTGTCCCAGCGTTTCCCTGCCTTGCCCGTGATGGTCTTGACGTCCTCCTTGATCTCTTTGACGTCGCCCTCAACGGTTTCCTGCTTGGTAGCCAGCACCTCGACCGAGGTCACGAGCCGGTCAAGCACCACCTGATGCTCGGTAAGCTCGTTGATGCGGTGCGTGTTGCTTTTGCATCGGCTTTCGATCAGCGCGATCGCCGCGTCATCGTAGTGCTTTGCATTATCCATATCCCGCTCCCTTTCTCCGCTTTATTCCCACTCGACCCATTCGCCCATCCAGACGTAGATCTTGCCGTTCTTACGATAATAGGCGTTGTTGATAAGCGGCACGCCGTCCTCGTACTCGATGGGATTTTCCGCGCTCGTGCCGACGGGATTCTCCTGCGCCACGTACTCCTTGCGCACAACCACGTCGTTGACGCTGTACACCGTCCAGTTAAAGCCCAGCTTGTCGCTCTGCTCGGTAGCGATGGCGATGCCGCCCGCGGCCTGCACCATTTTGCCGTCCTTGATTGCGCCCTTAATGGCCGTCAGTTTCTCACTGTTCATCGTAAGCCTCCTCGATTTCGTTGAGCTGCGCTCTCAGCGTTTCCGTCTCCGTGGGCTTGCCCATTTTGATACTGACCGTGCCGTCGCGGTAGCCCGTGATCTCGCCCGCGAGGCTGTACGCGCTCATGTCCTCTTCGGTCACGACCTCCTCGGTCTGGCCCGTGGGATTGCCATCGTTGTCGAGCTTGTCCTTCTGCTCGCGGAAGACGTTGAACCACAGGGTATTGTCAGGCAGCAGTGCCGCCGCCTGCGCATAGGTCATGGTGAGGTGCACCGTCTGCGTCTCGCGCATGTCCCAGTTTCGGTCTTTGTAGTTGTAGATGCACGTGGCAGGGTACTCCTGCCCGTTGACTTTCAAATACTGCGCCATAAGCGATCCTTTCTTGTGTTAGGTATTTTATGGAAAAGGACACGTAACGCTCAGGCCCCCCCATAATTCCGATCATATTCCGCACTCACCCCCCTCTGCTATTACGCAAACGGGTCTCCGGGAATAAGGCAACACCGGCAGTCGGTGATTCTGATCTGTGTATCATACTCCAATGTGACCGTCATAACACCATTGTTTACTGAAGCACTCAAAGATGCGCCTGCTGACCCAAAAAAGGTTACTGTTGTCCCGTCAGCATTGTATTGGACGCTGGTACTGCTCGTGTTCATGGATGACGTATCACCGTATTTACCAGTGTATTTGAAAAGACACACAGCTGTCGCTGCCTCTCCCGAAAAAGGAATATTGAAAGTTTTTTTTGGAATCGGTGGCATTTTAATTCCTCCTCAGTTTACTGGGCTGTACCATGTTACTCCTCCACTCGCCACATCAATCGCCTGGATTGCAGACACAAATCCCGACGGATAGACCAGCGGCGCAGACGTGTCGCCCTTCGCGCGGATTGCGTCAGCGACCGCCGTCAGGTCAGCCGTGTTTGTCAGATATTCCGCCATCAGAATATCCCTCCATTCGCGTTTGCGATCTCTACAGCCGTCCATGCCCCATTTACTACTCGCAGGAATTTCCCGTTATCGGCTGTTGTAACGGTGGGCACTTCGCGAACCGTGATAGTTCCGGTTTTACCATTTACAGTTTTAACGGGATACGGCGGCGGATTGCTCGCGCTATATTGCTTGACGTTATCCACATTGCCGAGGCCGACGTCTCCTTTTGCAAGGCTCACCGCGCCTGTCTTGCTGTTGACACTCATGACCGGCGCGCTCTGCAAAGCGCTGTCAGCCTTGCCTAAACTTGCCTGCACGTCGTCTGCAAGGTCAGTCTTAGCAACTTTGTCCTTGAATGCAAGAGCTTTGAGGTCGCCTAACCACTTGGCAATCTTACCAAGCAGTACCGACAGCTTCTCGCCAGTTGCGATGTTGATGCGGGTGCTCGCCGCCGTAAACGCCGCCGTGACGTTGCTGCCGTCGCCGGTCTTGTCGAGTTTGCCGGAGATGTCCTGATGCTGCGTCAGATAGCCGCTGTCGTTGTCAAGCTGCGAGGTCTTCGTCGGGATAAGCCCACGAATATACGGGTGCGCTGTCTCGCTCTCATTGTGCGCCTTGATCTGCGCAGATACATCGGGCGTGGGGATTGCCCCGATAGCGTCATCGACATACTTAAATACGTCCTGATGCTTGCCCTGCGGGTCGTACACGCTCGCCAGCATATCGCCCGCGCCCGCGCCGTTGGCACCGTTATAGACTTCGAAGTCAAACGTTGTGCCGTCCGTCAAAGTGATGGTGTAGACGTCGCTCGTGCCGGGGGCGTGTGTGCCACTCTTGAGCGCGATGCCGGAAATGCCGTTGCCGGGTGCACCCTTCGGGCCGGGAGCGCCAGTCTCGCCGCGCGGCAAGCCAAAGACCAGCTTGTAAACATTGTCCACGAGGGACTTGCTCACCGTGGCGGGCTTGCCTGTCTCAAGCGTCACCGCCTCGACGATCATGTTGACGATGGCGTCGCGTGCCGCCTGTGCATCGGTCTTCGCCGTTTCCGCCGCAGACTTGGCAGATGTTGCGTCCTCGGCGCTCTGAGCGGCCTGTGCCGCTTTCTTCCCCGCAGCGGTCGAACTACCCGCCGCCGCGTCCTTTGCGCTCTCAGCGGCTTCCTGTGCCGATTCCGCCGCCGTCTTAGCGGTCTGTGCGCCGGTCTGCGCACTCTCCGCCGCTTTCTGCGCGTTGGCCGCAGCAATTTGCGCGTCCTTTGCCGCCGTCTCAGACTTTGCCGCATTGGTTGCCGCCGTCTGCGCGGCCTGCGCCTTTTCGTCAACGCCGGTCGCAGATGCAGCAGCCGCAGCCGCAGAAGATGCCGCCGCCTTTGCGGAAGCGTCAGCTGCAGCAACCTTGTCGTCGATGCCCTGCGCAGCGGTCTCCGCTCTGGTTGCGTCCTTTGCCGCCGCATCAGCCGATGCCTTGGCACTGTCAGCATACTCCTTAACAGAATCCTTGGCATACTGCACGACCTGCGAGCCTTTCAGCTTCTTTGCCTCGCCGTTCTGCTCAAGCACAAAAAGGTCTTCGCCCGTGATCTGTGTCGCTTGCGTGAGGTCGGAAATTGCTTTATCAGCCATCAGTTACCTCGCTTTCCTTCTCGGGATTCGTCTTGCCCTCTTTGGCGGGCGGCTCGTCCGGCTTGTCCAACTCGGCAAAGGCATTTTCGAGGTTCTGCATCGCCATTGCCATACGCTTAGCCTCGCTGCCCTTAACATAGATGCCGGTAATCATGGCATATGCACTGTTGATCTGCTCCCGCAGTTTGTTCTTGTCCATTGTTATCACTCCTATCCTGATACGTTCCAACTGCCGGTATAGACGTATGCGTCATATGCGCCCCAACCGTTGGTGTAAATGTATGGGGTGTATGCTTGATTGTTGATGTATACGGCAGTGCTTGAGCTGTCGCTGTACGTCGTGGCTGTGCCCTCGTCGCTGTAATCGGAGACTGTCCAATCGCCATTCCAGTAGTAGAGGTTGCAGACCCACTCATATTCTGTGCCCGGAGAAAGCCCCGTGATATAGCCGGAAAATGTGCTCGTGCCGCCGCCCGTTTCCGCTGACGTAAACTCAAATGTTCCAACGCCGATGACGCGCACGTCAATAGAGCGCTTATAGCTGTAATCATCTGCGCCTCCCGTGAATTTGGCATAGACTTCGAGCTTCGTTCCGGCTCCATCCACCGGTGAGAGCGTGCAGTAAAATCGTGCCATGTGTCACCTCACTGCAAGAGGAAAAACAGTTGCCCGTACTGTGGATTGCTGGGGAGGCTTGAGCCGTACATCTTCGACCCGATCAGCAGCGGCCCGCCGCCGAGGGATACGACATCGCTCAGCGTAATGAATGCACCATCATAGGCAGAAAGATAAATATTGCCACCAGAGTTGAGCTGAATGCCGCCATACGTCGTGTTGATGGCAATGCCGTAGCCGGTCATTGTGTAGGAAAGCTCAATACTGCCAATGGGTTGATTGCTGCTTGCCAACAACTCGACTGTGCGGCCTCGCAGCTTTTCCGCCGTAATGCTCGTCTCGTCGATGTACGTCTCAATAGCGCTGTCGACCTCGCTTGCGCTCAGACCCGCGTTGTTGTCGACGTAGGTCTTCGTCGCGTAGTTCGCCCCGTCCTTGAGATCGCCGACGCGGATGCTACCGGTCTGGATTTGGTCGGCCGTCAGCGTACCATTGATATTTGCCGCATCGACGTACAGATTGTCCGTCTTGATGCTGCTGCCATTGATCTTGGTCGTGCCGCTTTCGTCTGTCACCGTCAGGCCGTCCAGCGTGGTTTTGACCTCGGTGTATTTGCCGTCGATGCCCTCGACCTTGAGCATGATCTCCTCGCTGGTCTTGGTGATAAGCGAGCGTGTCTTTGCCATGTTGCGCTCAATCTGTCGCTGCGTCGGCGATTTGTAAGGGTACTCGTCGTCAATCTCGTCCGCGTCCGGCGCGGAGATGTCCGGCGCGAGCATCGGATCAAACGTCATGTCCAGCGCGATGAGCGGCACATATAGCCCGTCTACCGTCACCGCGTCGCCAAGCTCCACCGCAGGGTCAAGCAGCGCCTTGCTGCCCTCGTAGCCGATGTGCTTGTAGCCGGAGGCTTTGGCGAGGATCGCCGCTGCCATTGCATTCGTGCCGTCCGGCTGCAAGGCCGTCAGCGTCCGTCCGGTGTCCGATCCGGACACACCGACCACATCGCCGTTCTCATCGAGCAGCTCGACCTTAGTAATGGGCTGCGACGCGATGCCTGGGGAAAACTCCGCCAGCCGCCGCCCTAAATAGGTTTTGTCCATATTGCCCTCCTTACACGAGGATGCGCACGCCGCCGAAGGTGATGGCGCTGCCGGTCTCCGTGATAAGATAATTGGTTTCAGCGGGCATGGAGTTGAGACCTACCAGCAGCAGCTTCCCTTCGTCCGTGATGATCCAGTTGCCCGCGTTGGCGACGGCGATACGCCCCAGCGCCTCGCGCATTGTCATATCGCCCTCGTCGTCTATGGGGTACTGCATCGGAAACGCCGCATCCAATACCGTGCGGCTATCCACTGCCACGCCCATGCGAGCCGCGATGTCCGCAACTGCCGTCGCTGCTGGCATCGGCCACGTCTCCGCGTCATAGCTGCTGTCAAGCCACGTCTCTTCTGCTTTGAGCATCGCATCATACCCATGCACACTCAAAACACCCGTAACCCGGTCGGTCTTGCGCGTGGAGAAGAAAAACACGCCTTTGGGAATCCACTCGCTCACTTGCTCGCCAAGCACCAGCCGCGCAAATACTTCAATTTTTGCCTGCCGTGGAATCGCATCTTTTGGGTAAAACTCGACGTCGATCTGCCGCGCCGAACAATTACCAATGCCAAAGGTGGAATACAGCCCGCCATACACTCGTAAACTATTTTTTACGATGTCCCCTTGACTATATTCCACCTCCGCAATGCTTAATTTGGTTTCTACACGATGATTCCGGTCAGCAAGCAGTGTTAAGTATAAATCACTTACGCTGTGCATTAAATCTCCCTCAACTGTACCGCGCCGCCCTTATAGCGCCGATTGCCATCCACGCTGACCAGCGCAAACGCGGCTTCCAAGTCGCTTGTTACGCGCATGGTCTTTGCTATGTCTGCACCGCTATAAGGGTCGGTAAACGTCACGCTTACGGTATCCCCCATCAAAGCATTGTAATATGCAGTGGATTCGGTTTCCGTCATCGGGAAAAATGATGTCTCCACAATGTATCTGTCCTTCGAGCGGGCCGCGTGCTCCGTGTCATCCATTGTTGTGATGACCTTACTATAGCTCACCTCTCGCCGCACGTTGTAGGTGGACACCTTCTCGTGTACATCCAGCGTGCCGAGCTTCAGCATGATATCCATTTACACCCCCATTGCTCGTTGGAGCTGCCTGTTGTATTTGTATGCCGTCTCGCCGATTACCTTCCCGTCAAGCACGGACTGCACAACAATGTTGATATCGCCGCCCACATTACCGATGGAAGATAGCGCGCTGCGCATCTGACCGCCAAAAGAGTTCTCCGCGCCGATCTGTGCCGTGCCGAAGCCCAGCCCGCCAGTGATGCCGCGCTTAATGCTGTCATACTCGTTGTCCCAGCCCTCGCCAAGGCCGAGCGCCATATTCTCGCCGATGCCTGCAAATACGCGGGACGGAGAATGGATACCAAGCTTGCTTTTTACGCCTGAAACAATTCCAGAGAAGAAGCTGCCGACCTTCTCCTTGATCCATCCGCCCATTGCCTTGATACCTTCCCACAGGCCCTTCACAATCTGCTTGCCGACGCCTACGATATCGGGGAGTGAGGAAACAAAGGTTTTTACAATGGTCGCCATCATGTCAAGCACCGATCGAACGATCTGCGGCAAATTATTAGCAAGTCCGCTGACGATCGCCAACACCATCTTCATGCCCAGCTCAATGACCTGCGGCAGTTTTTCGATGGCATAGCCGACAAATTTCTCAATCATTTCAGGGCCTTTTTCCTGCACTACAACGCCGATGTTTTCAAGGATTTTCTCAACGACCGGTAAGAGGTTTTCCGCAACCGTCACGGTGCTTCCTAAGAGATTCGTGGTGAGTTCCGCCATGTCGGCGTTTTCGTCACCCAGCCCCGTGATAAAGTTGTCATACGCCGCTTTCATCGACGCGATAGAACCTTGAATTGTCGTGCTGGCTTCCAGCTGCGTTGTACCCGTAATGCCCATCTCCGTCTGCACGGTATGGATAGCATCAACGACGTCCGCGTAGCTGTCGATGGTGTAGTTGGTGTAGTTTCCTTGCGCGGCGTTTAAGGCGTTCGCATCGTCCAAAAGGCGCTGCATTTCCTCCTTCGTGCCGCCATAGCCCAGCTTGAGGTTATCGAGCATGGTATAATTTTGCTTGGCAAAGCCGGAATACGCGTTCTGTATAGATTCCATGCTGGAACCCATTTTGTTCGCGTTGTCGCTCATGTCGGTAATGGCCAGATTCGCCTTTTCTGCCGCCGCGTCCGTGTCGTTGCCCATAGATTGCAGCAAAGACGCAGAAAACGCCGTCACGGTGTTCATGTACTCGTTTGCGCTCATACCCGCCGTCTGGTATGCGTTCGCGGCGTACTGCATCACGGTATCGGCAGAGGACTTAAAAAGCGTTTCTACGCCGCCGACCAACTGCTCGTACTCGCCATAATTTTCTACGGCCTGTTTTGTAATGGCAACCGCAGCCGCGCCTGCCGCTGCAATCGCGGCGCCGCCGACCTTTGCCGCCGTAGCAAGCCCGCCTTTCAGTTTGCCAGCAAGCGTTTCCGCCTTGCTGCTCGTTTCCGAAAAGCCCTTGTCTACGTCTCCGTCGTCTACGCTGATTTTGACAAATAAATCAAGTAGATTCATGCTTCACCACCAATCCGCACCGCGCGACAATATCGGCGGTAATCTCTTCACATGTCCTGTTGTCCTGCTTCTTTGGCTCAATAATGTCCGCGTATCGCGCCTTGATGTAGTTCCCGCCCGCATATCTGGCCGTGTTTTCCGCCACAATACGAAGCGCGTCCGTCACATAAATGCGATATGCGTCATTTCTTGCCTTTTCATTGAGCCGCGCCGTACAGTATCGCAGGAACGGCTTTATTCTTCTTTGCCCTCGGTATTCTCCTGCGCAGAGCCAGAGGATTTCCCGCTCTGCGCTGAGATAAAAAGCACGCTAAATGCTTCATCAGACAAAAGCTCCGTTGCGTCTTGCATCAGTTTGATGAGGTTCAATTCGCTCTTGTACTGTTCCTCGCTAACCCCTTCAATGGCAGCGAGAATGGCGATGATATCGCCCTTGTGCTCCTTAAAAAGCACGGGGAGCGACTTTCTCGCCCGCCACACTAAGAAGTTTTTTGCCGCCATGCCTTCTGGCAATCGTTCGCGCCTGAAAAGCGCAGATGCCGCATTGTCCTGTGCAATGTTTGCGACAGGATCAATAATATCTGCGATGACGTCAAAGACGCGCTCGCCCTGAATATCGGAAAGTTTCATTTACGCCTCCGCTGCACCGGCCTTGATGTAAATTTCAAACGGCACCTTGTCCTGCGCGCTCATAGAATAGTGCGCCGTATACTCAAAGGCAAACTGGCCTTTGCCTTTGTCCGCCGTTTGAAGCTGGAACCCGCCGGTGGACAGTGCATTCATCAGGTGGATTGCGATAAAGCCGCCATTCGCGTCTCCGTTCTTGTCGGAGTAGTCACCAACCAGCCAGATATCCGAAAAGTCCTTTTCAAGCACGTCATTTCTCGGCGTCACTTTCGTGGTGTCGCTGCTGTCAATGTCCGCAGCGCCGCACAGGCTTTTTGCAATGGCGGTATCGGCACTGACAAACGTACCGCTTGCCTTTGCTTCCCACGAATCGAGCTTTTTCAGTTCCTTCGTGTTTTTGGGGCAGTTGTCAATATCTTCGCCGTAGTCCGAGTATTCCGGAGTCGCCGAGAAGTTGACGCCGCCGGTCGTCGCGCCGATCTGCCCTGCCTCACCAATGGTGCCTGTTGCAGGCGTAAAGTCAGTCGTTAAAACACCGGCGTTGATCTGTAATTTCTGAAATGTATCAACAGGAATTTTGGTAAATTTCATAATCTTTCCCTTTCATCAGTTTTGCGACAGGTATTCCACGGTGAGATTGAGATACCGCCGCTTGATGTTTTTATCGCTTTCATCCGCGATGTTCTGGCACCACGGGGAGCCTCGCTTGATCCACATCGCCCCGCCGTCATAGGCAACCATACAGCCGCCCATGCCGATTGCATCGGCGATCTCCTGTGCCTTGGCGTTCGGTACCGCCTCGCTCTCGGTGTAATACCAAAGATTTACCGTCAGCGCGATCTCACCGCTCTCCCATGATCCTGTGATCAGCTCATAGGTCAGCCACGGGAAAACCGCGTCATCCGGCACGTTGGAGGCTGGATACGCCGGGAGGAATTGAGAAAACCACGCATGAAGCGCCTTGTCCTTTGTCATTTCGGCAGCTCCTTTCGCTCCGCTGTGAAGAATTTCAGTGCCTTAATGATTGCACCTGCAGACTTCGGCGCGGCCTTTTCCTCCGGGTTTGAGGTCACGCGGTAGGTGTTGCCGGTAGACGTGTCGCGAAAATAGTCGTTATACTCGATGGGAACGGTCTTGTTGACCAGTGCGGAATACACCGAGGTCACACCCTCCTTTTCCGCCCTTCGGGCCTCCATCGAGGTGTCAAGCGCCTGATAGTTGAGGAATTCCGCGCCCTCGGCCCACGCAACTATGTAGCCGCCTGCGCCGTCCGGCGTTCGCGTCTTTTCCATCAGCACGCATTTGCTTGCGAAATCGTCCAGTAAACTCATGGTTCCACCCCCTTGAGCTTGCGCCAATCATTCAATCGGCCTTTAAAGGCACCCTGCCAGCCGTTTAACGCGTTGCTGTCGCTTCCAGCGCTGCGTTTGTTGTAAGAATAGCCCCCGAAGCTCTCACTTTGATACGGGCTTGCAACGGCCTCCCCGTTCTTTTCTTCCCACGCGGCGATATCTTCGGCAAGGGAAACAACAGCCTTTGGCACCGCCAGCGCCCACACCGTCCCGGTAAAGGTTTCATCCGTCAGGTCAGCTGCCGGATACTGGTGCAGACCATCGTTGAACACGGAGCCACAGATGCGGAAATATTGATTGGTTTGGAGAAAAGGCAGCGCAATGCTGCCATTCTCCACGGTGAACGTGCCCTCGTGAATCTCCACAAGGAACCAGTTGTTTAAGTGCCGTAGAACATTTTCAAGCATTGCGCTGCCTCCTTTAGCTACCTGCAACAATTTTATAGATTTCGGCCTTTTTCATTGAGCCGCTAACCCCAGCAATGCCGTTTTCCTCCGCATACGCAAGCAATTCCGCCTTTGTTAAGTTGCTAAGGTCTGCGTCACTGCCGGGCGCCGTTGCCATTAGCGGCTCAATCAGCCCCCCACGGTGGCGGGTGTTACGGTCACAACGGCGATACCGTCCAGATACTCAGCCCACAGGGCCATACCCATCAGCGCGTAGCTCTCGCCTACGGCGGTGCTGTAGTTGCCCTGGGCGTGGAAACCAATCAGGTTAGTCTCGCCCTGAACGGTGTAGTTCAGGCCCAGGCGGGCAAACTCGCTATCGCTGGGATCCACATAGTACAGGTCAATATTTTCCACGGGGGTAGCAATAACCTTATTCCGGGCGATCTGCGCCGCAGGCAGCAGGAACAGGGTGGAATAGCCCATGAAATCTTTGATGTAGTTGATGCCGAACTGGGTCTGTACGGTGATGTTTGCAGTACCCAGATAGTCATAGGCATCCAGAATGTTGGCAAAACCTACCACCTGGGTGACATCCTTCTGGATAGTGGCAAACTTGTTCAGAACCTCGCCCTGAGCCTTGGCAAGCGCATCCTGCCAGGTGGTGGCGGTCTTGGTCAGGCTGCCGGTGTTCAAGAAGGTGTAGAACTTACCCATAACAACATTCTGGAGCTTTGTCAGGAATGCGTCATCGGACTTTTCTACGGCGATTTCCGCGCCGTACTTGTTCACATCTTCGATGGGTACGGCTTTCGCGTACTTCTCAATCGTCAGGTCAGACTTTGCCGCCTGCACGATGGTGGTCTTGCTGTAGGGGATGACCTCGCCGGGGTCAACAGAGCCGCTCTCCAGGTCAATACTGGCGGTGTAAGACACCAGAGACGTACCGGGGGTCTTTCGGATAGGGCGAGTGATGCCCAGAATATTTCTCAGCGCCTCCCAGTTGTCATCAAACCGGGTAACAAAGTCGACCTCGCGCGCGGTCACGCTGGTATAGACATTGGGCAGAGAATCACGGGGCTGGGTCAGAGTTTCAACTTTAGTTGCTGCCATGTTAAAGGCTCCTTTCAGTTCATCAAATCAGGATTTTCGGCAAGTGCTTTCTGCCGATCGGCAGTAGACATTACATAGCGGCCCTTATCGTCCTTTTTGTAGATGTCTGCCTTGGTCAGATTCGCGCTGCCGGTGTTCGCCGGGGGATTGGCAGGATTCGCACCGTGCGTCTGCGTGGTGGAGACAAGCCCCTTGTAGGTGCCGTTTACAAGTGCATCAAGGCTCTTGGTGTCCTTGATCTTCTCGCCGTCCAGCTCCAATGCAGCCATTTCTTCGCCGCAGCCGCGCATCGCAAGGTCGAGATTCGCGCCGGTGATGTTTTTGCTCTCAAAGTAAGCCCGGACAGCCTTTTCTTTCGCCGCCTTGCTCTCCTTTGCCGTGATGTCGGTCTTAAAAGCTTCAAAGGCCGAGTGTTCCTTCTCGTACTTTTCCTTGTAACCGCCATCGCCTGCTGCCTTGAGGCTGTCCAATTCCTTCTGGACGCTGGGCAGCTTCTCCGCGTCCGCCTTATACTTGCTGACATCAGCTTTCAAGCCGTCCACGGTGTCGGTATGTGCCTCGATGATGGTATCCACCTGTTCGTCGGTGAGACCCATGCCCTTCAAAAGTTTGCGTGTAAGTGCCATTGTTCTATCTTCCTTTCCCTTGTCCGCAGTTCGTCGCGGCGATAGATTGTATAAAACCGCTGTACCTCGCGGGTTTTACCTAAACTAAAAGAGCCAACCGGCTACAAATCGTAGTCAGTTGGCTCCTATTGCCCTTTCCCGCGCCCAATTACGCGGAAGCTGTGTATTTGATTGTTTTCTTGACCTCTAAAACGATGTACCCGTCGCCTTTTCGGCGTATTTCAGCATCGTTGCCGCGCTTGATAATGGCTTCAATGGCCTTGATGGTCTCGTTATCCATTTTTCAGCTCGCTTTCCAGAATGTCCCGATACTGTGCGGCATGGTCGGCGGCAGCGGGTTTCAAAAATGGCTGCGCCTTGTTGCCGCGCGTGTAATGCCAGTTGCCTTTGGCGTCCTGATACACCCACGGTGTAGGCCGTCCGCCGCCGCCTTCGGCATAAATGCCGGTGCCTAATTCAACGTACCCGCCGTACTCGGAATCCGTGCCGATAATTACCGCCGGTTCCTGCTCGTCTACCACATGAGTGATGCTGTTCCGCAGATTGCCGGTGTCAACGGGGCACAGCTCTTTCGCATATCCCTCTGCCACCAGCCCGATCTTTTCAAGCCCCCGCAGCAGCACCGCCTTAATCGCGGCAGAAACCTCTTTGCTGTTGTCGTGGATTTCAACGCTCATTGCTCACCCCATGTTTCAGCAATAAGCGTACCATCCTCCTTGCACTCTCTGATAACCATTCGATTGTTGTCGATATAGCAGATTTCTGAATAATCGCCACCGGACGGTGTTTTCCCGTAATCGCGCTCTTTAACAAGTTTTCCATTGTCATCATAGAACTTTTTTGTTTTCATAAGCGCTCACCGCCTTATCTCAAGAAAATATCAATAATTTTTGCTCTGTTTGGGAACTTCTTTCTAAATGCGTCCGGGTCTTTAACAATTTCGGCCATGCTTTCCGCAAAATCCTCAGAATTGGCGTTTTCTCCGTAGACTGTAACCGATTTTTGACCGGATACCTTCTTATCCTCAGCCATTGCATCTGTCCACCATGTGTATTCTGAGAAGCGTGTGCCATTTACGCTATTGTCCGTGTCAACTTTATGCCCGATTTCATGGCAATAAGTTCGCACAACATAATCGTCGTTATGCGGATAATCATAACGCCAAAAATTGATGTCATCCCCGCCCGTAGCATAACTGCCTCGGAATTTCTTGTATCGTTTTCTCCAGTATTTGTCTTGCGGATTATGCACATCTTGAAATATGATCTGTTTTTGCCCAATGTTCCGCAGCTTTTCGGGAACCTTGCTCCAAAGTTCAACCGCTTTCTCTGGGGTCATCGTCTGGTGCGCCTTGTTATAACTTGTCGGGAATATGAACTCTGTACCATCCGGAGTTTTATAAACCGTGGCATTTGCTGCTTTTCTTATTCCATTTGCCGTCCCATCACTAAAATCATATTTCCGGATCTCTGCGGTACAATCTGAAATAGTAATTGGCAACGGTTTGCTTTCTTTTATTATATCAGATTTTACCGCGCTTGCAACTTGCTTTGTATCTTTTTCCCACCCCGCCCATTCCGCATAGGACATGTTCGAGATAACCTCTGTTTGCCCCGTAGATGCGTTTCTGGCGCGCCTTTGCGCCGATGAGGCATCTACCCCATCCACCACCGCAATCTGCGTGCAGCGGCAGTTATACACAAGATAGCCGGGTGCGGAAGTATCGCCGGGAAACATGATCTCATAGCCGTCGACCTTAAAGGGCTTGTCAATGTCGGCCTGCTGGCCGTCAAGCATGGCGTGCGCATGGCGCGTCCTGTTGTCAAGCGTCGCTACCCACTCGCGCCTGAGCTTAATGCCCATCTTCTCCGCCGCCGCGTAGCTGTCCATGCGTCCGGCGTTCTGCGCGCCGGTCACGGCAGTTCTGGCCGTGCGGATGGCGGAATCGCGGCTCATGGTGGTGATCCGCTTTTGCAGGTCGTCCGCCATGTGCTTGATGCTTTTGCCCTGCAAGATGGAGCTGGTAACGCTGGCCGTGATCTGCTTTTTCCCATATGCAAGGTCAATTCCGCGTTTCAAAGCGCGTTTCGGCGGGTAGTACGGCATTAAATCCGGTTGCTCTACCATAAGCCGCTTGACCGTCTGCTCGTCCCACAAGTCAAAGCCGACGTTGCCCGCGACCTGTTCGATGGTATACGCCGCATAGTTGCGGTTGAGGGAGTAGATACCGGGCGTTGCATCGTTTGTGTAAGACACCGCCACAGCGTTTGCATCGGTCACACGGTGCGCCACCTTGTCGCGCATGGCCTGATAGCGTTCCCCGCGCCCGATCTGGTTCAGACGCCATTGCTTATAATCGGCCTCCGTCCATTCCTTACCGTTCTGCACGGTGCCGATCAGCGCCTTCATTTCCTCGTCGCGCTTGGCGAACTGCTCAAAATATGCGTCAAAGGTTTCTTGCAGCTCCTTCCCGGCCTCACGGTACAGCTTCGCAATGCGCCGTTCCAGCGCGGCAAGTTTTTTATCAGTCAGCCGATGCCCTAAATCAGGCGTTGCCATCGCCGTTCACCTCAAATACCCCATTAAACAAGTCTACGGGAGAACGCCCCACACAGTGGGCTATTTTTTCTATATATTCAAGGCTTGGAGTTCTTGTCCCCAATTCCCACCGTGAAACCATCAAGCGAGTTCCGCCCAAGGATTTTCCGAATTGCTCTTGCGTCATTTTGGCTGCTTTTCTGACATTGCGAATATTCTCCGATAATTGCTTCTTATTCATTGCCAATCACCGGCTCCGTCAAATCGATAACCTCTGCTGCCTTGCGTTTCATCATGTCCTCGTACTGGTCAATATCGCCGTTGATGGTCAGCAGCTTCTTCGTGATGTATTCGTCATCGTAATACGCCGCGCCCATTAACAACGCTTGAATTTCTTCAAGTTTGTTAATAATCTGGCTCCTTGTATAGCTCGGTTTATCGTCAATTCCCGCTATTCGCAAAATTTCGACGATAAAACGCGTGACCTCAGCTTCAAATTTGTCCGTTTTGAGGTCAAGAGGGATATAACTTGCCTTAATTGCAGTTGCCGACTGGTTGGATGTTGTGGAAATCGCGGAGGAATCAAATGCTAAGAAATCCTCGTACAGCTTTTTCTTGAGCATATCAATGGTGCTGCTCGTGCCCTCATACGGTGCCTCGATGGTCTTGCTCTCCACCTTCGCGCCGTCGTCGCCGTTGGCGTGGGCGACGTGTGTGGTTTTCAAGCGCTCCACAAACTTTGCATCGTCAAGATCGTCCATGCCGTTGCAGTTGGACAAGACCCAATAGATCAGGTTGCCCTCATCCACATTGTTGACCATGTTCGAGGACGCAAGATCGAGCGCGTCGATGGTATTTCGCTTGCCGACGATCTCGGAGAGACCCCGCTTGTTGTTTTTCAGCGGGACGATGGGGAAACTCGGATAATTGCCGCCGTCATAGATTTCGGTTTCGCCGACCTCCGCTTTGCGCTCGATTAGCTTATAACTGCGCTTCGGCTGCATTACTTCCATGCTCTTGTTTTTCGGCTGGAAATACTCGGTAAAGCCGTCGATCTCGTACAGCGTCGCTCTCAGCGGCTTATCCTGTGCCACCTGCCAGAACCGGATTCCGGCTTTCATCGCGCCGTCCTCCTCATCGTACAGGGGGACAAACTCAAGCAGGGAGAACACCCGCAAATGCGTCAAATCCCAGAATCCGAAGGACACGCCTGCGATTTTCGCTTCACGCGCCGCATCCATGACTTCCTGATCGAAGTCTGGGCATAGCTTGTTCGGCGTTTCCTTCTCCGCAAAGGTTACACCGTTACCCAGAAGATAGGAAACCTCCTGATCGACCGCCAGACCGAAGAAGCGGCTGGCCAGCTTATGGTTTGCCGTCCACATATCCGTGTGACTGCGCCCCTGCATATCATAGATGATTTTCTCATAGCGGTTAATGGTCGGATTCAGGCCGTTGTAATATTCCTCAGCATCCGCCGCCGTCTTATATGCGTGGGATTCGCGGTGCTCATTGATTGTGCTGCGGACAAACTCAATGCGCGCCCGCTCGTTTTCGCCGACCGCCACAAGGTCGTTATATGTTTTGATAGCCGCTCACCGTCCTATCTGTTCCAAATGGGAGTATAATCGCGCCGATACGCCTTATTTTTCAAAATCGTATAGGCAAAATAGCGCGTCTCGTCCATTGCGTGATCGTTTTCTTTGATCGGCCTGTCATCGACGGATTTTTCGTCCCACCGATACAGTCCAAACTCGCGGATGCAGTCTTTGCAATCTCGGTGTATCTTGATTACTCCGTCCTGCAAAAACCGCGCCGTAGTCATAATGCCGTTGGTTACGTCGTTGTTGGCCTTTCGCACCATATAACCGCGCCGTCGCAAAACCTCGATAAACGAGGCGGCAGACGGGTCAACGATAACGCTTTTGACGTCCGCCTCGCCGATGAGCTTTTTAATTTCGTCGGCGTATTCCTCGTCCGTCTTGTTCTTCTGGCTCTCGCGCCCGGAATAGTAATACTCGCGGACGCGCGTAGCCGTCTTGCCGTCCCAGCGCCACAGCCCTGCGGAAAACGGGTTAAGCGTGCCGTAGTCGCAGGAAACATAGTATTCTCCCTTTTCCGGCAGCTCGTCCACAATGCAGCTCTCGTCAAACATGGGGTAAATCAGCCCCTCGGCCACCACCCACAGGCCGCGAATGTATCGGTCGTAGAACACGCCAGAAAACATTGCTTGATAGCGTTCCAGAGTCTTTTGAGATAATCCGGGGTTATCCGTCATTTCAAAATGCAAATACAGCGCATTCCGCTCACTATGCCGCTGTATCCACTCTGTATAAAACCAGTGCTGCGGGCTTCCGGGGTTGCAGGAAAACCACAGCTTCGCACCGTCAACGGAGCAGCGGGTCAATGCCTGTTCCACAAACGAGCGCGGCATCAGCACCACTTCGTCCAGCAGCACACCCGCCAGCGTGCGGCCCTGAATCAGCGTATAGCTGGCCTCATCCTTGCCGCCGAACACCTCGAAGTAATTCGTCACGGCACCGCGCCGCACTTCCATAACCTTGTCGCCGCGCCGCCAGCGGATGATATAGCGCTCCTTTGCCAAACTCATCGCCGTAAACGGCACGATGATGTTCTTGGTGCAGCTATCCACCGTGCGTCCACACACGCCGAAACGCTGACCGCTGAAATTCTCCATCGCCCAGTGGACGAACGCCCACATCATGATGGAGGTTTTGCCGGAACGCACAGCGCCGTCACAGATCAGCGCGTCATACTTGGAATAGGGGAAAGCGAGGATTTTTGCTTGCTTTGGGCTAATCATGTGGCATAAATACAACTACCATAGACGGAAATGGAGCAGAATTTTTACTTCCGCCGAATTTTAATCGTCCTCTAATAAACCGAATTTCCACATTGTTTCTTTTGTATATGTAATCGTGGAACCATTTTGTATCTGTTCTGGCAGGAAGTAGCATTACGACGGTAGCCCCGCTAACGGATGCAAATAACGCTCGCCTCACCCATTGCCCGATGCCGCGCCCATATGGAGGATTGCACCACACGGTTCCTTTCCACGGATGTTCCAGTCCGTCTTGTTCCTCCGTATAGAACTTGTCGCATTTTGCATTTTCTGGAGTTGCACGCACATCAAGTGTAAATTGAAATTCATTATTCAGTTTATCAAACAAATCTTGTGGCGTTTCCCATAAGTCTGTTTTACTAGAAAACATTAATTCTGTATTCATGTGTCACTCTCAAGCTCCTTTGCCATTTCCTTTAGGCTCTGACTGAGCGCGTCTTCCTTTACCGTGTCGGCAGGACTGCCGCCGATCATCGCCCACTTGTCGATCAGCGTTCCCATTGCCGTGGTGATCTGGCTGAGATTTGCCGCCGCCAGCTTTTCGGGGTCGTTGAGCATTTCAAGCCCCTTACCGATGAACGAACACACAAGGTCTTTGTGGTCGTTCATGTATTCCATCACATCGGCGGTGTTCTCTTCCTTTTTTTGTTCGCACTTTTCCACAATGTCGGCATTCGCCCGCACAAGGTTCTTAACGGTTGTTGCGGACACTCCGTTGATTTTCGCTGTGGCGCAATAGTTGTTCGTCTGCACATAGTCCGCCAGTATTTTCTTTTTCTGCCGGTCTGTCAGACGCGCAGCCATGTCATCACCTCGTCGCTCTCGCGCGCAAAATGTCGCTCTCTCTCTTTTCTTTTGGGGGATTATAGGGGGTAAGATAATACGGCTGTCTCTTATACACATCTCCGAGCCCACGAGACGGACTCCTATC